GGTATCATTGAGGCGAAGTAGCAGCTCGTCGCTCTGTTTTTCGCCATACATGTCATGGAAGCAGCGGTTCACACTGATCTCCGGATATATGTCGGTACCCTCGTATATGATCTTCATGTTATCGCCTCCATGGCGGGAGCGTGTCTGGTGTTGTGGTCGTTTCTACGATCGGGATCAGTAACAGCTCGCCCCCTTCAAAAATTAGCACATCGCTGAGCTCGGGGTTAGCCTTGATGATAGTAGCAGCCATGCGCTCCTCGTTGTAAGCAGCAAGGGCGATGCTGTCGAACGTGTCCCCATCTTGTGCTTTATACTCAATAAATCCGACTGTCTGCTGTGACATAGGCGCCTCCCTCCCTCTTTGAAAGTGCTTCGAGCACAAAGTCGATGAACTCCGGCTCCAGTTGTTTGAGTCTCCTGATCAGCTCGTCCTCGTCCTCAATGTTCCCCTTGACTTCAATTTTAGGGGAGAAGGAGAGACCGCTCAGATCGTAGACGATTGATGTCCCGCCGCTTCCACTGAGTAGGTTGTCGCTGCTCATGTCGGCTCCCAGCATTTGGCCAGCCTGCGCCCAGTAGGCAAGGTTCTGGCTGCGGTATGCCGGGTTAAAGCTCAGCACCGCCTCCGTCGGGTACCGTGGATCCTCACCTGCAATAGACAGGCCGTCAGTAAAGCCTCCGGTTGCGTATCCTTTAGGGGCTTTTGCGTCTCCCGTAAACAATCCGACCACCCAGCTCAAGCCGTCGGCCACCCAGCCCACTACCTTGGAGATCCAGCCGACGATCGTGGCCAGCACATTGGCAATAGGCTCGAGTATTCCGAGGATCGGGGTGAGAATAGGTGTCAAGGCACTGAGCATTGACAGGATTGGAGGAAGCAAAGCCTCCACGAGCTGCATGATCGGAGGGAGCAGGGGCATGACTACGTCGTTGACGAGTTGAAGCGCCAGCTCCAGCAGCGGGGTTATGATTGGTAAAAGCGCTGCTATCATTTCGGCCAGCACCGGCAGCACCATGCTCGTGATCTGTGTGAGCATCGGGAGTATCTGAATGAGCAGGGCTGTGATCGGTGGCAATATTGCCTTTACAATCTCCATAAGCGGAGGAAGTAGTGCGCTGACAAGTTCAAGGATCGGAGGCAATAGTGAAGCCATGAGATCGGTTAGCATTGGCAGCAGCGCGGCGGCCAGATCGGCCAACATCGGTGCTACATCGTCCAGCACGTCGCCCATGCCCAGCAAGAACTCCTCCACGAACGGCATGCACGCTTCCATTGTGTCCTCAATTACCGGAATAATTGACTCCATCAGATCCTTGATGATCGGCATGAGATCCGTCAAGGTGTTGGCTATCATGGAGGCCATAGGAAGAAACGCGACTTCTGCTGACCGTTTTATTTGATTGAAGGCGTCGCCGAGGTTGTCGTATTTGACCTCGTTGATCTTCTCGAGTGCTTCGGCGCCGTCCAGAGCTGCCGTTTCAACGCCGGCCAGTACCGGAAGGATGCCAGCCTCAAGATCTTCAAATTGCGATCCGAACAGAGCAACGGCAATCTGGTTCTTTTTCAGAGGATCGTCGATGTTGTTCAGAGCTTCGACTGTGTCAAAAAATGCCGCTTGTGCCGTGTCGCCTCCTGCGGCGAAGGCTTGGAACATGGTGTCGGCGTTTAGACTTAGGGAATTAAAAGCCTCCCGGCTCGAGTCGCTGCCGTCTTTTGCTCTTATGTTGAACTCCTTGACGGCGTCGCCGACCTTGTCGATGCTAAAAAGCCCGGCGTCAGCGCCGGAAATAAGGGAGTCCATGAACTGGTCAGCGCTTAGGCCGAGGGCGGCATATTGGCCAGAGTATTCGTTCAGCGTGTCGAGTAGATCCCCGTTTTTGTCAGCTCCGTTTTGTGCACCGAGCGCGATCATTCCATAAGCTTCCTCGGCGCTTAGTCCGAAGTTTTTCATCAAGGCATCGGCCGCTTTGGTGCTTTCTCCTATCTCATACTCGAACGTATCAGACAGCACGAACGCGCTGGCGGTTGCTGTCTCAAGTTCGTCGCCCACGAGGCCGGTGACTTGCTTGACGGACTCCAGTCCTTCAGCTACGCCTCCGAGGCTGTCACCGAGGCCCTCGGCGTACACGTTCTTGATGATCTCGCCCATTTCTTCAAGCTCCGCGCCGGTCGCGCCAGTTGCTGCGGAGATCTGGTTCATGGATTGGTTGTATTCGTCGCCGAGTTCGGCGAGGTATTTGCCGGCTGAGACTACCGCTTTTCCGGTTGCGACTGCTATGCCGGCGACGGCTGCACCTGCGGCCACGGCCGTCCAGTTGACTTTCTCAAGGTGTTTGCTGACGTTGTCGAGGCTTTTGCCCAGCGATGGGTCAATGGATCCACCTACGTCGACTATTGCCTGAAATATCTTGTTTTTTGCCAATATGCTCACCTCCTTCCATGGCGTTTATATTTAGCTGGTGGCGTGTATTTTGGTGCTTTTTTCTGCGCTTCCTGCGCCTCCTCGACTGCCTCGCGGTAGTCGACAAGGAAGTCAATTAGCCTTTTTGCTTCGAGATCTCGGGTTGAGGTGCTGAAGGCTCTTGCGTAGTCTCGGATTGCTCGTCTGAGCTGCTTTCCTCTGAGGCTGCCCCCGGCCTCGAAGTAGTAAAATTTCTCCCCACCCTCGTGAACTGCATGACGTCCGGGCCTTTTGCTCGCTCGAGGTCAGTGATGTCGATCTCGGGGTTGATTGCAATAACGGCCATCATCCCGAGGTAGAGGTGCAAGGTATAGTCAAGCTCGACGGCTCCCGGACTTCCTCCGGCTTTGTGAACGGTGGCCTTCAGTTTTCTCGCTTCTGCCTCCGCGAACATGGAGACGGTGATCTCGTTACCGTCATATGTGAGCTCTTTGTACTGCTTGCCGTTTATCGTGATCGGTGTGTTCAGTTGAATTTTATTCATGGGGTAAACTCCTTTCTATAAACAGAATGCCGCCCCCTAAATAGGAGGCGGCGTTTGCTCAGCCGCTTGATTATAGCAGGCTGACTATTTTCTTGGCATAGTCCACGCCGTCGATCCTCATGATCTGGTTGAGTTGATCAATAAGCCAGAACTCCTCGCCACCGACAAAAAGCTGGTAACGTGTGACGGACGCCGTTATTTCGTTTTCACTTGCAGCGCCCGGCTCAATGCTGAGCCCCGGGATGCCCTTCGGTGTAGCACGAAGGAAGGCTTTGCAGCCCTCTATTTTAGAACTGCCGTCGTTCTTTTTGACGTCCTGTGCCCATCTGACTTCGAGGGTCTTGCTTTCGAGTCTCATGAGCTTGCGCAGTCCGTAGTCGATGCCGATCTTGGTGATGGCCATCTCCATTGCTTCAATTTGGCCGGGCATGGGCATGGAGATCGTGCCCATCGCTTTATAGTCCGACGTTACAAGAGATACAGAGGGGAGCGTGATAGTCACGTCCTTGGCGACAAGAGTGCCGCCGTCGTATACTGTGTCGGCCAGAATTGGGCCTTTAAGGTCAAGCCACATGCTTATTCACCTCCTTCATAGTAAACAGAGAAGCCGGCGTCAGTGTAGGCGACGTAGACGCTCGCGCTCTTGAGAGGCGGCGTAGGTGTTGCCTGAATGTCCCAGCGGAAGTCTCCGTTCATAATGTCGCCTGTTGGGTTCTCTGACTCAAGGAATACGATCGCAGGGCTGCCGATCAGCGCGCCCATACCGACGTATGCGTCGAGCTTCTCCTGTTCGCGGTTTACGATCCGATCCTTCAGGGCCCGCGTCATTGGCTCGTCAATTTCCGGCGACCATTCTCGCTGGAAGCTGTTGGTTATATGCATGAGCATCCTCATGTTGACGTCGAAGATCGCGCGCGGATCCACGTCGGTGCCGTATGTGTAGGCTGCTGTATGGTTTCCCCATAATACCCACTGGCCACCCCATGCGACTGCGGTGCAAATACCGTTACTTGTGAGCTCTTTGCCTGTCTGTTGGTCGAAGCCTCTGTTAGAACTGTTGGCTCCGAAGTATTGACGAATGACCGGGATCTGTTTGTTTCCGCACGTCTCCATCGGAACGCTGCCATGACTGAAGTCGGCCCTCATGAGTTCGACCATGGCCAGAGTGCTCAGGTGGTATACGCGGTCAAGGCTGTCGATCACCTGCGGCCAGTAGACTTTACTGCGCTCGCTGTTGTATGCGTTGGTCGTTTTCCACGCTTTTGCCAGCTCGATGGTGTCAACTGAGCTACCTCCGGACTCAAGTGGGATGTCTGCTATTGCGAACGCGTCCCAGTGCCCGTTAATCTTTTGAGTTGCCGCAATCATGGCATTATATACGGAAGGGATCTCGCTCCATCCGGGAGCTGCGATCAGGTTGGCGACTGCGTTCTGCTCAGGGTAAAGCAAGGCGATGGCGCCGATCCCTGAATATTCGCCTCCAGAGGTTACTCCTCCGATGATGTCAGTGTCCTCGATCGTGCTGGCGTCGATCTCGCTGAATGTCGCGACGATTGTGCCAGTCAATGGAGCGTCCGGATCTACCGAGTTAATGATGACCGTGCCCTTTGTGAAGTTGTAGTCGATCGTGAAGTCTGTGCCCTCCACTTTTTCTGCCAGTACGAGAGTATCAAGGATGATTGTGTCACTCTTGAACTCGCATCTGCCTCCTGTAAAGCTCAGGCTCTTTGTGGTTTCGAGCTCTACCTTGTGGATCGCTGGATCCAGCACGTTGATCATGTAGATCGGGCCGATATTGCCGAGCTTATTGTCAAAATGTGCGGTCATGGCTTCGCAGAGTGTGAATGATGCCCAGTCGCTCGAATAGCCGAGTTTTCGCTGAGCATCGATCAGGTTGCTGATCTTCACCGGGCTGTTGATTGCTCCGGCGTCTGCATAGCCACGAATTAGGTTGACCGGCGCCGTCCCGATATACACCGGGGTAGTGCCAGCCTGAACGGCGCTTTGCGCCACGGTGTCACCGATGTGACCGTATGCGCCGTATAGGTATTCATTGGCCATTTGCTTGTCCTCCTTGTCTTAATTTATAAAAATTCGTTGTACTCCTTCGGGTTGCGTGTCAGGTTCTCCTCAATAGTGAGCTCGATCCATGCAAACCAGAATGGGTAATAGTCCGGGATGCTTTCCTGTTCAGCCATAGACCCGAACTTGATCCCGTTCTCTTTGGCAATTCGTAGGCCGTTCAGGTATTCGGCATTTTCGAGCTTTCGGATGGCCGTGTCTACAAAGTTCCACGCATCCATCCAGCCGTCACCCGACTTCCTGAAGTAGGCCCGGGCCTCGTCGTTGTACCACTGGATATAGCCGCCGCTTCCGTTTTCGTTTTTCTTGTAGTAGTCAGGCCCGTGAGTTCCCGGATCCCATGCGCTAAAATATAGCCGGATCCGTATATTCCGGGCGCTCTCGGTCATATCGTCGACGCCTTCAATGAGCTGCACGCACACTGAAGGAACGGGAGCTGCCACGCGTGGTGGCAGCCGATCAGACGTCGGCACGAAAAGGGAGAAGGCTGCGGGGTTTACCAGTTGATAAGGGTACGAAGCGTCGACTGCGTTGTCGTCCGGGAGTTTGAGTTTCACCTCGTTGCATACGTTGTTCTCGAGCCATTCCCGGATCGTTTCGATGGTGGTTACTATTGACACGAGCGCACCTCCTTAAATTTGCCGGTTCTGGCGCAGAGCTACCGTAGCGATACCCATGTCGATGCTCCAGTCGTCCACGATATACTCGCGGCCGTCAACGTTCATGCCTGCGCCGGGTGCTTTAGGTGTAGGCAGATCCTCCACTGCTGCATAAATCAGCAGGGAGGACTCTGCAACACTTAGCTCGGCCCCTCCTTGGCGTTCTTTTAGGGCGTTATCGTCGAGCACGACCGTGACCATCTTGCCGTCGATCCTGTGTTCCTCTCCGAACTCGTCAAGGTTCAGGAATAAAGCCCGGTCACGCGCTACCATTTCTTTGAAGCTCATACGGGATCAGCGGCGCCGAGAGCAGGAGGTAGTTCGTCGTCGCCGTCAACAATTTCGGGATCTTCCTGATCCTCGTCGTCGGTTTCTTCCTCTGGATCCTTGTCGTCAGCCTGTGCCGCCTCGATGGCTGCAATAACTTCGGCTTTCGCTCTCATTCCAGAGGCGTCCACGCCGTAGGCTTCGGCGATCTCTTGAAGTTCTTTGAGCTTCATGCTTATATCGTAGGCTGGCAGCTCGCTGCCTTCTGGCGGCTGTTCAACCTCTTTCTTTGGCTCTGCTGGTTTTTCTGTGACATACACGGCCACCTTCTTGTCAACGAGCCTTTTTTCAAGAGCTTCGTCGAGTTGGATGGGGCCATCAGCGTTGGTTATGGGTACCACTTTTCGGCCGTTATAATAGCCGAAGGTGCCCGCGATTATTTGGATCATGATAGGCTCCTTTCTGGCTTATTGCCGTTAGCTGATCACCTGTGCGGTGATCCACGCGTTCTTATTGTTCGGGATCAGCAGCGGGCAGCTTGTGAGCGTCAAGCTTCTGGTGTTGCCCTCTGCGTTGGAGATATATTTAGGCACACGGCGGCCGGTGTAGGTGTGGAATAGTCCATCGGACTGCTCTACCTGAGACACGGCGCCGTAAAGAGTGCGGCCTGCTGCGGGAGCTGTGAGAATAGCATATCCGGCCGGAATGTACTGAGTCGCCACGCCGTTTTCGTTCTCATAGGTCTCCTCGTAGCTATAAACACTGATCAAGCGGCCCTTAATGTTAAGGACTGCCACCTTTGCCGCTCCTGCGGGTAGAACTTCAGGCTCAACGGTTCCGAGGTTGTAGTTCCTGATGTCGAGCAGCTTCTGGATCTTCGCGTCGGCCAGCATGGCGTCTGCTACGTCAGGAGCAACGATCAGGTCGGTCGCAGGCAAACCACGAGCTGTGAGTAAGCGAGCCATTGCCGCAATGTCGTCGATAATTGCAGCGTTAGCGCTGTCCCAGTCGTTTGTTACGGAATAGACGGCTGGGTTGTTGTCGCCGGCATAGAAGCGAATTTCCTTCTCGTCGAACTTGCTGAGGTCGTCAGCGTAGTGCTTCATGATGCAGCCGTTTGTTCTTAGTAGCTCGGCCGCCATGGCTTCCTCACGTCTGGCGATCATTTCACTCATTTCGTCAGCGTCTTTCAGGATCAAAGCAGCCTGACGCTGTTCAGGAGTGAGTTGACTGTAAAGCGCTTCGCCGAAGCCGCGCTTGTTCAGCTCGTCAATGGTTAATAGTCTGCGTGGTGCGACGAATGGAGGGGTGTATCTCTCCATGGTGTAGCCTTCGCGCAGTACGGTCACACCGCCTTTACGGGGTGCAACGAATGGCGCGAGCTTCTTGCTACCGTCCTTATATTCGACAAGCACATCGTCGGTGGCAAAGACGTCGGTCGCGTCATTAGTCGGGAAATACCTGTCCCTCAAAAAGGTTGTGAGGGGAGGGAGTTGCTCCACTGCTCGGAGCAGGGTGTGTGTTCTGAAAATATCAAGAGCCATTTTAGTCGTCCTCCTTCTCTCTTAGTATTCGACCGCGTCGCTGAGTAGGATGCCGCCCTTGCGGAGATCCTCCTCGTCGTTCGTGGTCATTGTGTATTCCGCTTTCACGGTGAGCTTGCTGCGGTTGAAATGGCCGGTTCTGTATGCCAGAGTTGTGACGTCTGCGTCAGCGGTTACCTTCACGGCGTCCGCAAGGATGCAGTTTGCCGTTAACACTTCGGCGTCTTGAGCCTCGACCGCGGGGGTTGTGATCTCATAGTAGGTGGCGATGTTTGCCACTTCTGGAGAAGCCACAGGAGTGTAGACGTAAGATCCAGCATCTCCGGATCTGGTGTAGTAAGTCTTACCAGCCACGAGAGCTGTGTCCTCGGTTAGTCCGTAGACTGCCGGTGCTGCCTCTACAGCTTCGGCCGCAGTTGTTCCGAGAATTACGAACTTGTCGTCTCTGGAGCTTAATGCGAGCACTGTGCCGCGTGCAAGCTCAGCCGCTCCTTTGCGGAGGGTTACGCTGAATACGTCAGCGACGGGGTGTTCGGCTACAATCAGGCCGTCGTAGGCCATGGTGCCGATGTTTTCGTCAAGTCTGCTCATTATTTTTTACCTCCTTTGGTCTGTTTGTAGGCGTTCACGATCGTGGCCAGTTCTGCTTCGTCGTTCGCCGAGTCTTTCGGATCGCTGCCACCGTTAGGCTGAGCGCTCACGTCTTTGGCGCCGGACGCCGCCGCATCTTGCTGAGTGTTTGCAAGGTGCTGAGTTCCGAGTTGCGCTTGTTTTTGCATCGCTTTGAACGCGAGATCCTGAGCGTTGCAAGGGTTTTCTCCGTACTTGGCGTCAGCCACGAGCTGCGCATCTCCAACACTGGCTTCGATGCTCTCGATAGCCTTAATGCGCTCTCTTTCGACTTTGACTGCTTCAGCACGGGCGGTGTCTCCGGCTGCCTGCTCTATCTGAGCGACCAGCTCGGGGTACGCCTGCTTGAGTTCTTCGACTGTTTTCATAATAGGGTTACCTCCTTCTTGGTTTACGCCGCCGTTACTGGTCGGCTTTTTATTTACTCCAGCCGCCGGAGTGGCGGGGGGAATACTGCTTTTAGCCACGGGAATGTTCCCGGGGATGTTGTGGAAGCCTTTTATGTCGTGACGAACGCCAGCGACGAGCAGGATCTTCCTGTCTGAGCTCATTACCATGTCGGGGCCTTCGCCGTCGAGCAGGGTGTTGGCGAAGCCTTTGTCTATGGCTTCTTGCCCGACCATCCACGTTTCTTTGGTCATCATGCTGCGGAGCGCTTCGGTGTCGGTGCCTGTTTTGGCTTTGTAAATTTCAGCGATGGCCTTTTCGGCTGCATCGAAGCCTTTGAGCACTTGCTTCAGGTCTGCGATGGTGTAATAGTCATACATTAGGCCGGCTACTCCGTGGATCATGACCATGCTTCCGGGATATACTTGCACGTCGTCGCCTGCGCACATAATCACGCTGGCTGCGCTTGCAGCTATACCCTCGACTATGACGGTTTTGGTGCCTGTCAGGCCTTTAAGCGCATTGTGGATAGCGATCCCGGTATAGAGATCACCGCCGCAAGAATTGAGCTTGATGGTGATCTTGCTCTTGTTTTTGACCACTTCCAGATCCTCGAGGAAGCCCTCGGGGGTAATGTATAGTCCGGGCACTGGTTCGCCAGTCCACCAGTCTATTGGACGCTGACTCATGACGTCACCGTAAAGGGTAATCTCGCCCTCGTCCTCGGAGACGGATGCCATGTTCCAAAACTTTTGGAACTTTGCGCCGGTCTGAGGAGTTCCCGCCATGAGCGTGGGATTCTTATTTTTTCTCAATTTATTCACCTTCCTTTATGGCTTTAATTATTTCAGCCTTGATAACATTCGAGAGTTCTGTGCCGTTTGGTTGCTTGGCCGTCTGGCTCGCCGTTGCCTCTGCGAGTTTTTCGTTCTCGCGTTTGAGTTGGTCGACGTTGACGTCCCACTGTCCTCCGTTGAGTCGGATGGTCGATTGTTCGTGTGTGCTGAAGCCTTCACCCACGGCAAGGATCTCGGCCGTGATTTCTTTCACTGGATCGAGTTGTCCCTGAGAAGGGCCGATCCATTCGCTGCCGAGGTATGCGGCGCGAAGCTCAGGGCTTGTGAAAAAGCCCGGGGCGTGTATGCGTCCTCTGGCTACGGCCTCAGCCATCCAGATCTCATAGACTGGTCGGCAAAAGTCGTTAGCAAACCACTCTCGGCGCATTTTGAAAGACTTCCACGCTTCCAGAAGGGCGGCGCGGCTGGCTGAGTAGCTGGCGTTGAACGACTTGAGCAGAAGATCAGCAGGGATCTCCAGCGCTGCGCCCACTTGCTCGCATATAGATCGGGCAAAGTTGGAGAAGCCACTGGCTGGACGCTTGGGGTCTGCGAAGGTCACATCCTCGCCCGGTTCCATTATGTTGACCTGCCCGGGCCCCATTTCGTACTCATTTGGGTCTTTTGAGACTTCTGGTAAAGTGCTGCCCACCTCGTTGAATGGCATGTCTGTGGTGTCCGCTTCCGTCTTAATAAATGCAGTAAAAAAGCTCTCGACCACTGCGGCCACGAGCTCGCTCTCTGTGTATCTTCTGAGTTGGAGCAAGGGCTCGATCACCTGCGCAAGGTAGCTGACGCCACGATATTGATCCGGGCGCTCCGAGTCCATAATTTGCAGGATATTCGGCAGTCCTGTTAATTCTCCATATGCCAGCACGCGGGCCCATTTTGTTGACTCTGTGCCGAGTTCCAACGGGTAGGTGTTGCGGATATGGTAGGCAACGATCATTCCGTTGGCGTCCACTTCGACGCCGTCGTATATGGTGTTACCGTTTGCTGCCTTTCCGGTGGTCATAGCCATCGGCGCAAGTATTCCTGCGGTTGTCGGCGTTGCAATCCGATCAGCCTCTACGATGTGAAGCCTCAGACTGTATGGCGTCAGCACGGTCGGATCGTACTGCTTGATGACTACAAAGGAGTCACCACTTACAAGCCACGAAGCAAGTGCGAGCTGCTGCATGGCGTAAAAGTCATTGACGCCAGTGGCATCACAGGCCCTTTTTCTGGTTGCCCATAACGCGAACTCTGCTTCGGTTTTTTTCTGCCACGCTTCAGCGGCCGCTTGATCCATGCCCAGTGTCTCGCGGTCGATGCGGCTCTTGAGTTGAAGGCCGATGCCGATCACGTTGGTTCGGTTAGTTTTGATCGCCGACGTAGCAATAGGAGAGGCCATATAAAGCATACGGGCGCGCTGTCTGAGGGTGTAGTTGTTCGCGTCAATATCCTCGCGCGGGCTGCCGCTCTGAGCGTTGAAGCCCTTTGTTGCTTTCTTGTGCCAGCTCGCTCCTGCGTCTCCATACCCTTTGTTTGTCGGCCTTGTATTGCCGGACTGTGTGCGCTGTGGGCCGGTGTGATTTCTTTTATTGCTGATGGTGCTCACCTCCTTCACATAAAAATGACGGGATCCCGGAGGAGAAAAGGAGCGAAAACTCCACCGGGCCCGTCGTTATGTTAAAGCCCCGGAGGGCGTTTAACCGTTACCAGTCTCGAATGACGACACCCACGGCTTTGCGTGGTTTTCGTCCTGTGATTTTGCCCTCGAGCTCCGCGATCTCTTGCTCGAGTTTTGCGATCATTTCCTGCACATCCTTGAGGGCTGTGTCGTACCGCTGAATGTTGCGGGATCCTATACCATAGCTTTTGGCGCCGTCAGGCGAGAGCATGACAAGCTCGCGTTCCCTATATGCGGAGAGCCGGGCCTGTTTTATGGCGAGCTCCTGCTCGAGTTTCTCTTTGTTGATCATGGCGTTACCTCCTTACCAGTCATCGAAGTATTTATTTTGGCGCCGCTTTTTGGGTTGTGCTGCGCGTTTTGGTTGTTGGGCGGCCGCTGGATCCGGCAGCCCCTTCAGGCGCCTTTCGAGCGCGTCCATATCGACGTTGATTATCTTCAGCCCAGCCAGCGCGTAGTTGCGGCAGTCAAGCGCCTCGTTGCGTGCGTGGCCCGGGATCTTTTCCCATGCCCAGCGGTTGCCATTTCGTGTCTGCTTCAGCACCAGCTTTTCACTGAGTAGGCCAGTGAAGTAGTTCATATCGTAGCCTCGGTCACCGCGCGGGAAGTGGCAATACTTCGGCCCGGGTTCTTGTACTTTCAAGCTGCTCATGATGTTCGCTTTTCCGGCATCGACTCCCAGTGAGTAGAGCCAGCATGTGACTTTCTTATTGTCTCGGATCGGCACTTTGGTCGGAGGGCTGACGAGGGGGATCCCGTCGCCGCCCTTGCCCTTGATGGCAAAGACACGTTTGTGCTGCCTTGCCCGGCAGGCTTCGTACACCTCCTGAGTGTAGTGGCCGCCAGAGTCGACGCAGGTGATCGAGATCATGAGGCCGCGGCCGTTCTTGAATTTATAAACACGATCCACGACGTCGTCGAGGGTCTGCCATACTTCCGGACTGTCCGGACGCCCCATAATGTAGCCTTTGTAGATGCCCCACGTCTCGCCGTATTTACCATGACCGACGACCTCATACTCGAGGCGGTTGTCTTGGGTGTCGACGCCGCACGTCAGCACAAGAACGCCGTCCGGAAGTTCCACGGGTATGCCTTCCGCGGTCGTCCCGTAGTCCTCGCGGCGGGCGAGCATGGTGTCCTCGTCCTCGAGGTCTCCGCGATCTTCCCATAATTCGCCGAGCAAGGTGTTGAATACAACCTTCAGGCGCTGAGGATCCTGCTGTGCTTCAAGGAATTTGAGGATGATTTTTTCCCATGGAGTCCACGGGCTCGAGAAGGCGTTTAGCCAATAGGAGCAGATGCCTCGGTCGTATGCTTCGGGGTTTTCTGCGATCCATTTGGCTGGCTGCTTACGCATGACATCCTCAGAGGATAGGCAGCCGCAGCCCGGGCATGCCCATTCGATCGGCGCGGTGAGGGTGTAGCTCTTTTTGCCGCGCTGCTTAGTCACTTTATGCTTAAAAATAATATTGCTAAACGTGATCTCATGATATTCGCCGCAGGCCGGGCACTTATGGCACCAGCGCTCCTGCGTGCCTTGGTAGTAGCTTGTCTCAATGTTGCTGGCGCCTTTGACTGTTGGTGTCGAGACTTCCACGGCCTTCGCGTTGTAGAATGTTGCCTGCCTTGCTTCGGCCAACGCCCACGGATCTCCCTCAGTTCCCGCACTCATTGCCCAGCGGTCACGCTCGTCGCCGATAATGTACCGGGCAGGAGTGGAAGCGAGGGCGGCGGCGCTATTGGATCCGGTCAGTGTTATCATTCCACCGGGGAACGACTTTTGCAGGAGTGTGTTGCCGCTGTCCCGTGTTTTTACTTCGTGGACTTTTGCCTTCAGTACCTTGCTGTCTCGGATCATTGGGGCCACGCGCAGGCGGCTGAACTTCCGGGCGTCCTCAATGGTTGGGTGAACGTAGAGGATGCTGCCCGGGTCTTGGTCTATGATGTAGCCGATTATATTGAGCTCCAGCTCAGACTTACCGACCTGAGACGCCGCGACCATGACGATCTTGCGTACTTTTGGATCGGTGAACGCCTCCATCGGTGCTTTCAGGTAGGGTGTGCGCGACGTGCGCCACGGCCCAGCCTCGGCCGAAGTCTCGGGCGAGAGGCGGCGGTTCCTGTCGGCCCATTCGTCCACCGTCAAGCTCTCGGGGGGTGTAAAGTGTTTGACGGCTCCACTGATGGCGGCGTTTAGTCTGTCGGCGGCTTTCTTACTCGTCCTCATCAGCGATCAGGTCGCCCCATCCTTGTCGATCCCTTACCCGCCGAGCATATTCTTCGGGATCGTATTTATAGGCGGCCAGCTCCTCGAGCACCTTATAAACCTCGGCGCGTATTATTTCGGAGGCTTCCGCTGCGCTGTCTGCGTTTGAGGTGTCAACGGCAAGCCGTCCGGGTAGGGCCATGAGCATCCCGCGTATGGTGTAGACGAGGTCGGTCATGACGGCCTCCACGTCCTCGCTGCGGTGCATCTTGCCCTCGAGTTCTTTGAGTTGAAGCGCGGCCATGTCTGCCTTGCTGCGCTTGAGGTCTGCCTCGGCCTCCAGCTTTCGTCCTTCGGTCTCGGTGTCCTTCTTTTGATCCCGACCGTTGGCCCTTTCGGTCAGGTGTTTAATGTACTGCTGAATGGTCGGGAGTAGGTCGTATTTGTTGACGCCTTTTTCCTTGGTTGCTTTGATTATGCCTTCCTGTGCGAGCTGCTGCACCCGTCGGGTGGTTACGCCGAACAGTTGGGCGATGATGGTGCTGTTCACCAGCTTGGCATTATTGTCCGGCATATTATCCCTCCTTTCAGGTGCCGGGGCGAAACGAAACGCCCTAAAAATTTTTTCTAAAATCTACGCGTCTTTTGGGCTCGCCAGCACCACAGACGGAAAAGGTCAGCCGGAAGTACCTTGACGACGGCGGCGGGGGCTGTGGGCCCTTGTGGGCGTCCTCGCGGCCGTTTGGTTCGGTGGCCATGGGTTTGGTCACCCTGTCCGGCTCCGGTCGTCCTGCGTCGTTCTGGTGGCTTCTGGCGGGTGGTTCTGGTGGTCGGTCTTACTTGATCCCGAGCTGCCGTCTCATGTTGTGTTCGAGTCGGTCGGCCAGACCTTGGTTGAGCTTCTCGCGGATGGCCGGGGCGACGAGGTCGCTGGTGATCATCTGCGGCATACTTAGGGTGGTCAACTTCTTGATGTCCTTGCGGTTCTCGCTCATGCGCTGGAAGGGGATGGCCCCGACCTTGCCTTCGGTCTTGGCTCCCGTGCCCATGAGTATGTTGTGCGAGCGCTTGGAGAACGGCCCGCCCGGCGTTCTGGTGTTATAGTATCGGCCGATGATCTCACTTTGGCCCTTCTTGATCTTGGCCTTGAGTGTGTACTTCTTGCCTTTGGGTGCGGTCTTGGGCGTCATGCTGAAGTGCACGGGGGTGAGCAGTCTGCCTTCGTATAGGATCGTGATGCTCTCCACGGTTTCGCCTTTGACTTTTATATAGCCGGCCATCTTCTTTGGCTTGGCGTTCTTTCCCCGTGACGGGGTGATCTCTGACTTCTTAATGCCATACACGCCGGTGACCTCTGTCGCTATCCAGCCCGGCGCTCTTGCGTGCAGATCACTGACTGTGTTCCTGAGAGCCTTCTTGGTTCCCTCGCTCACGGCCTCGATGCTGCCCTTCAGTTTCTCGAAGTCTCTCAGCTTTATGTTCCACGATCCTTTGTGGTAGCTCTTGGCCATGCGCTTCACCTCCTTGCGTAAATAGAAAAACCGCCGGGGAGTTTTCTCCCTGACGGTTTGTCATATCTTTCGGACGTCCTTGCTATGTCCGGTGGACGTCTTGCGGACTTTGTCATGATAAAGAGTAACACAGTTCTCCGTATCGTTCAATGACACTTTATACCGATTGCTCTCATTTTATCCGCGCTGAGGGCTCTGCTTGCCCCTGTGGCGCTCGTTTCTTGTTGGCTGGTACATTTACCCCCTTTGGTTCGCCTGCCTCCTCTGCGAGGCTAATTAAGGCCGTGCCGTGTAGTCTGAAGGTCTTGCGCATATAGTTGTCGGTGTTCTCTGTGAAGTCCTCGGCCTCTGCGAATAGGATTTCGCATATCTCTGGCCAGCCTGCCCGGTCGAAGTAGCGGAGGCGAATGACTGCTCGCTCGTCCGGTTTCTTTATGCGCTGGATCATTTGCTCAATGGCTTCACGCTCTTGCTGTTCTTTCTCTATGGCTTCCCGTATGGTTTCTTCGAGTTCCATCTTGCGAGCCACCTGCATGGCCACGCGGTCGCTGGTGTTGCCGCTTGATCTTGGCATACCTGAGAGGTTAGGGCCAGAAGGGGAGGTCATGATCACCTCCATGCGTTCGAGGCGTTCGATCTGGTTGTCGATCTCCCTGAGCATGGCCGTATACTCTTTCAGCCTTTCCTTGATGGTTTGCGGTTGTGTTGGGTTCATTGGCTCAGGGCATCACTCCCGGTCACCTCCTTCGGCGTCGGGCTCGGTATCTCTCCCGAAGATCCCGGCGATCTGTTCTTGTGGGAGCTCCTTGCCCTGACGGATGCAGCGGACGTCTTTCTTGCCCGTGGTTTGAATGTATCGCTTGACGATCACGTCGGTGAAGGCTGGTGTCAGTTCCATGAGGTACGACTTCTGGCCCATGCCTTCGCAGGCGATTAGCGTGGTGCCTGATCCTCCGAACATGTCGACTACTCCATGCGCCCAGTCGGTATTGTCGAGCAGCTTCTCAATTATCTCGACCGGCTTCTGCGTCGGGTGCAGGTCGTTGCCGGTTCTGGTGCACTCGATCACGTTCCCGTAGCCCTTGTGGTTGTCAAACTTCGGCTTGGTGCGGTGTGCGAACATGACAAGCTCGTGCTGTGCTCTCCAGCCGACGCCCATCCCCGGGCTCTTTTTATTCCATACAATCATAGACTTCACGCCGAGGCCGTTGCTCTCCACTATGTCGAACAGGTACACCCACATGCGCCAGTCTGTGAATATGTAGGCGACGAGGACGGGGAGGTCTTGGATGGTTGCTTTCATGAGCGCTTGGTATCCTCTGGTGCTGAGCGTGTCGTTCGCAATGGTCGGAAGGTTCCCATCCACCCGATCCGTTCCTATACTGCCGGCGCTGCGGTCACTTTCTTGGAAGCCTCCCGAGCAGTATGGTGGATCTGTGATCAGGATCTCGGGCTTTTCTCCATTAAGCAGCAGGTCGACATCCTTCTGGTTTGTGCAATCTCCGCATACTACTCGATGCTTACCGAGTAGCCATAGATCTCCGCGCTGCGTGATCGGTTTGGTCGGTGGTTCTATTACGGCGTCCGGTTCCTTCAGGTCGTTGTGCAATGCTTCAGAGAGGGCGGTCACTATGTTGCCATAGTCCTCCTCGGTGTAGCCGGAGAGCATGAAGGGGATCTCTCCGGTGTCAATGTCGGCAAAGACTTCGGCCAGCATCTTGTTGTTTATGTCCGATAGCTCTGCGATCCTATTGTCTGCAACGAGGTCGGCCATTTCCTCGGCCTCGCTTGCATAGTCCTGATAGTCCACCGGCACCTCAGTCAGATCCTCGAGCTGCGCAGCCATGAGTCGCCCGTGTCCTCTTACGATCATTCCGCTGCGCTTGCTGACGGTGATCGGCCCGCGCCACCCGGTTGCTCGAATTACTGAGCCGAGGAGCTTGATCTGCTCCGGCGGGTGCTGGTTCGGGTTCTTTGGGTTCGGCTTCATATCGTTGACGGAGACGATGGCATCGTGGGCGCAGAATACCGGGACGCCTCCGGCCATTGCTTTCGGTTCTGCCGTCGTGGTGTAGTCTATGATCTCAGGCGCTTCTTGTGGTTTTGGTTTCTTCTTGGCCATCCGTGCCGCCTCCTTTCCCGAGTCTCTCGGCGAGTCGCTCCAGCTTTCTGGTTTCTATTTCTGCCGGGCTGCCGAATATGAGCTTCATTTGGTCGAGCACGATCTGGACGTCTGCCATCTCCTCCAGCACATTGGCCACGGCTTTGGCCATTGCTTCAGTGCTGTGGGCTCGTCTTGTTTTACAGAGGGCCTTTGTCAGCTCGCTCATTTCCTCGATCATCATGTCGACCTGAGCGCCTTGTCCCCAGTGCTCCACGGCTTGCTTCAGTAGGCCATCGCGGTCATTCTCGTAAATATTCATAATTGCCCTCCTTTGTGGTTAATGTAATCCCGGCCGGTATTTGTCGCAGCATATTGTCAGGGCCGACGATCGGGATCAGGCTGTCCTTCATGAATACTGCCGCTTGTGTCAGGTTTGCGGCCTCGATGATGTTCTCGATCCATGCACTCTCTGGCTTGACCTTTCCGGTGCGGTTTCCTGTTTCTGCTCCGACGATGATCCACTTGGCTCCTCCGAAGCTGCCGATCCCGACGCCCAGCGGTTCGAGCAGTGGCTCGATACTTAAAAACGTGTTCCAGTGAATACTTCCAGCGAACATACACTCGTTGGCTTTTGTTATGGTGGAGCCGTACCAGAAGTTGTCGAGCTCCGGTAGCTTTCCGGCATTGGCAAGTTTGCAGTAGCGCTGCGGGTTCTTTGTGAGAAATAGGTAATTATGCCACGGCGCTGCCTTGCAGGCGTCGAATACTTCGCGGATCCATTCGTCTGGTACCCATTCACCGAACAGGTCGGCCATTGAGCACACGAAGATCGTGGTCGGTTTCTTTCTTTTTGCAGGTTCTTTGAGTTTGTAGCTGTGAAATGTTGGATCAAAGCCGAACGGGTACGGAGCTGTGCGAACTTTCCCATCCGCGTCTCGTTTCTTCATGGCCTTTTTTATGGTATGACATCCGGCTTCAAAGTCGAAGCTCGCGTTATAGCAAGGGTCGTACCCTGAAAAGCGCGTGGCTTGTCTGCTGGCGTAGCAGTATGGGCAGCCATGCAGGCAGCCGGTGACCGGGTTCCATGTATAGTCGGCCCATTCTATGCGTGTCTTGTTCATTTGTACTCATCCTTTCGTTGTTGCTGTCTCATGAAGGCGATCCGGTGCTTCATGCTTTCGTTGGTTTCTCCCGGCTGGCGCTCGAGGCCGTAGACTCGGGCCTGTGCATCTATGGTTCGGGTGCGTTCTTTTTCTGCCATTCGCAGCCCGGTGCTTTTCGTGACCTCTTTGACTGTGAGAATAAAGAGGGAGGCTATAAGGACGGCAGCCACGAAGCCGGCGGGGATCCAGAGAGGAGAGAGCACCCACCACCAGCTCCACTCGACGGCTCCGGTTAACTTCATGGCGATGAATATAATGGCCAGTAGTGCAATGAGGCCGATGCCTCCCGCGCTGCTATTGTTCTTTGCTTTCACTGTTGTGCACCTCCTTGGCTTCAATATCTACGCCAGCCTTGGCCATTAGGTAGATAAAGTTCTCGACTGACATTTTGACCAGCTCGGTGTCGTCCTTCAGGTATGAAATACATTGAGCTGGCAGGCCAGCGATGCGCCTGTTGTCGCTTTTCGGGTTCTTTGGTCGCTTGTGCACGAAGGTCAAGAACTCGATCCCATGCGCGTTCATTCCGGACTTTGCGTAGTTGTTCCATATATCCACAAGGTTCTTAGCCTCCTGTGGATAAGTTTTTATTTTAATCTCGATTGCTGACATTTGTTTCCCTCCTTTATCCGACGTACTCCTTCGGTGGTGTTTCAAAATTCTCGCCGATCTTCTTCCAGAGGTGGAGGCAGTAGGGATGCCGGTTGACGTATTCGCTCTTTGGTGGGTGGTACTGTACCACGCACTCCTCGTCGCTCCAAAATATGTCTTTGATTATGCACATTTCTTCCCATGTCGGGCAGCGTCGGGCAAGTGATACGCTGACATGTTCCCATCCACCTCCCCACGAGGCGATTATAGCAATCGCCCCGGGTTTTACTGTTGGATGCACGAGATAGGCAGCGAAGCCGTCAGTTGCTTGCTGCACGATCTGGAGCCTGTGGCTCTGCTGGAGCTCTGCGATGGGTCTCATGGCTGCACCTCCGTGCGCTTCCAGATGGCCACGTTTTTGCCGGTGCGCTTGCAGAGTCTTTTGCCGACCGTCTCCACGATCCCGGCCTCTTTGAGCTCGGTGAGGCGAGGGGCCACGAAGTTGCGGTCGTAGTATTTGATGTAGCCCTTGGCCAGTAGTTCCTCGGTCAGCTCGCTGGCGGTGAGCTGGCGATTTCCGAGGATCTCGAGGATCATTCAGTCTCCGGAGCTGGCACCTCGTTTCCCCATGAGTCCCAGCCCGGGGCGGTGTTCCTTGCGAATAGTTCAATCCTTGGCAAGTCTCCCATGAGCTCGACTATGCGATCACGCACTTCGTCGGGCTTTTCTGAGTGCCTGCGCAGCGGGGAGAATACGAGCTGGCTGACGCTCGCGCTGATCCTTTTCGGCTTTCCTTTGACCGCTATGAGGCAGGGCTCGGTATTTCCACGAGTCCACCGGCCGAGTCCGAAAAAGTAGCCTTTTCCGCTGCGGTTCTGTTTCACCCATTGGAAGGCGATGGACTTGTATGTAAAGCCCCATGCCTCGATCAGTCTGAGCGCTTCCTTCATCATCGGGTAGGTCGTCCATAAGAACAGGACGCAGTCGTCGGCGGCAATACCCCCCCCCGC